TGATTTTCTTCCTGCGCCAACACGCTGGCCACCTCTTGCTGTACCGTCCTTTGCCATTTTTCCACCTCACTTTTCTAAAAGTCTTTAATACCCCCTTTGATTTCTGATTTTTACACGCAAGACCCCAGCCCGCTGTCCGGATTGAAAAGTTGTAGAGATTTTACCTCCCCCACCGGTCACCACTCTCAGCGGTAATCTTTGAGTGACAGGACTTACAAAGAGCCATCAGGTTACTGGTTTCATTGCCACCGCCTTTAGAGAGAGGTAGAATGTGGTGCACTTCTTCAGCAGCTACAATTCGTCCGTTCTTATTGCACTCCTCGCAAAGAGGATGGGCTTTGATGTAGCGGTCCCTGATACGCTTCCAGGACCTACCGTAGCGCTTGTTGGACGCAGGGTCTCGTTGATACTGGTTGTATCGTTTTGTTACCACCTTCTTATGCTCGGCACAGTATTGCTCGCTGTCTGCAAGCCGACCGCAGCCTGGGTAAGCACAAGGACGCTTAGGTTTATATGGCATGGGTTCACCTCCTTTGGGCATAAGAAAAGCCCTCGTGGGGTGTTCCCATGAAGGCTCGTGATTCATTCTATTCTCCTGATTATACAATAACACAAATGCAATAGTGGTATCTTGTTGCAAAGTGTTGCAAGATGTGCAAACTATACTTTGATGGGATCCTCAGGAAGAGTTAAATGGTTAATGGCTGCATTATGCCACCTGTAAACCGTTGTTCTATCAGCATTAAGTTCATCCCCGATTTGTTCCCAGGTTAGGTTGTGGACGTATCGATAGCGAAGTACCATGCGCTCATCCGTGTCTAAAACCTGGTTAATAACACATCGTATCTGTTCTTTGAGAGCTACAAGGTTATCGATTTCCGCATTTATCCTTCTTTCCAAATCCATGATCCGTTCTAAGCACCTAACAAAATTGCCCTCAGAATTTCTTGAAGTCTGGACCTTCTCATCCCACCTTGGTGATGATACGCTGGTGGCCATTTCTTTTAGACACTCCATCTCTTCAATGTGAGATTGGATTCTTTTATCAAGCCTATAAGCCTGGTGTAAATATTCTTTTACTTTCATGGTTCTCTTACCTCCGATCGTATTTTTTTAAGCAGGTAATCTCCATCAACAGAGGTAAGTTCTCTATACCAATCAGAGTGGAAGAACCTCTCCACCTCAGCTTTTGTATATTTCGCAGGTTCATAGCGTGGACGCTTCATCAGCTTCTTTAGTGCATCTCTATAGTCCTTGACGGCTTGTAAGACAATGGCATTGGCAAGTTGCTCATAAGGATCAATCATCGGTTCACCTCCAATTTAGCTTTTACAGCATCAATTAAAGATGCCTGTGATTTTTCTTTTCTTGTAAGTGCTGTCATCACATCTTCATCTATGGTTCCCTTGGTAATGATGTGGTGGATCACAACCGTCTCATTTTGGCCTTGCCTATAAAGGCGGGCATTGGTTTGCTGATAGAGCTCCAAGGACCAGGTAAGTCCAAACCATATAAGGGTGGAACCACCGCTTTGAAGATTAAGTCCATGTCCAGCACTCGCTGGATGGATAACTGCTACAGGAATATTTCCATCATTCCAATCCTCAATATCTTTAGGTGTCTTTATCTGCCTTGCAGTAAATCTCTTCTGGATACGTTCCAAATCATGCTTGTACCAATAGGCAACAAGCACTGGTTTCCCATTTGCCCCTTCGATCAGGTCCTCCAAGGCATCCAGTTTTCTATCATGGATAGAGTGCGCCTTGTTATTCTCATCATAGACGGCACCGTTGGCCATCTGCAGGAGTTTCCCTGAAAGCACTGCAGCATTTGCCGCATCAATTTCATCTTCACCTAAACTTGCTACCATCTCATCTCTAAATTTGGAATAAATATTCCACTCCTTCTCGCTCAGATAAACAGGCACTTCGTTTATGATGCATTCTGGCATTTTGAGATAATCAGAAGACTTCATGGAAATTGTAATATCCGATATCTGGCTATAAATCTTTTCTTCAGCTCCTGGTTTGGGTTTATACGAAAATATAATCTCAGCATTTCGCTTATCTGGCACAAAGTAGGCACTACGGTAGTGGGTTATGTACCTACCAAGCCTATGGCCTAAATCAAGAACACGAAACTGTGCCCAAAGATCCATAAGTCCATTACTTGAAGGGGTACCCGTCAGACCAACAATTCTTTTCACAGTTGGCCTAACTTTTAGAAGGCTTTTGAAGCGCTTAGCTCCATAGGACTTAAAGGAAGATAACTCATCAACCACAACCATGTCGAAGTCAAAAGGTATACCGCTTTTGTTTACAAGCCAGTCCACATTTTCACGATTGATGATATAAAGTGTGGCTCTTTTCATAAGGGCATCTTTTCTCTCTTTTTCAGTTCCAACTGCCACTGAGTAAGCTAAGCCTTTAAGGTGATCCCACTTTTTTATTTCTGCTGGCCATGTTTGGGATGCGACTCTTAGTGGAGCTATGATCAATACTTTTCTTATTTCAAATCGATCAAGGCATAGGTCAAAAAGTGCAGTAAGGGTGATAGCTGTCTTTCCTAACCTAAGCCCATATCAAGAAATATTGCAGCTATTGGCTTGCTGGCTATAAAATCAATTGCAAACTGCTGATATTCATGTGGTATGAACTTCACTTGGCATCACCTCCCATCTCTTTTAGTACTTCTTCAATCTGCTCTATACCATCAATGCAGTAGACCAAAAACCCTAACGCTTCCAGTTGTTCTTTTCGCCTTACTTGTAGTGGACGCATCTTATTGCCTGGTGCCTTTAATTCAACAAAGGCGATTCTTCCCATAGGTAAAAGTACAATGCGGTCTGGCACACCATCTAACCCCGGACTTACAAACTTTGGTGCGATGCCTCCCCTCTCTTTCACTGCTCTTACCAGTTTTTGCTCTATATATTTTTCAGTCACTTGTTTACCTCCCATCTGTCACAAGAACACAAAATCACAAGCGTTTCCCTATATTTACTAACGCGCGTGTACGTGCACAGGGATTTACTATCTACTTTTAAGAAAAAGCATTTTTAATATAAGGGAAAAACTTGTGTTGTGTTGTGTTTCCTATTCACCGTAATTGTAAAGTCGCTGCCTGCCATAAATCGGCAAACGCTTAATACTGCTGGTTCGTTCCCACCCCGGAATCTGAGCCATAAGTGCTGCGATCTGATAACTATCGGTGGTCTTTAATTCTGGTAGATTACGATTGAAGCACTCACACCATATTTCTGCATTGCTTACAGCGGTTCGTGTAACAGTTCCTGTATGCTTGGCCCCACCAAAATCGCTACCGCTTAGGTAATTTCTACGGGCAAATAAGTCCATACTATCCCAGTCATCTGGAAGTAGGGTATTCAGGTATTCTTCTACCATACCAACACGCTCATCAGCCTCCATAGCACCCTTTTGCGCCTTTTCGGCCTCTTCTAACACATCACCCTCCAGATATAGCTTTTCGCCTGAGTTCCATATTTGTTTTGCTTCTGCCCAGAACTGCTGCCTGTATTCTTCAGTGAAATCCCATGTCTTTTTCTGCTTTTTCTGATGTACCTTGATGATCCAAAATCGGCGGTTTCCTGTGATGTCGCGTAAGTATCCACGCTCTCCATTTACTGTTGCAATGACGATGCATTGTCTAGGATGGCTTTCCACAACTCTTCCGTAGGAGGGTCTATATTTATCATCTGATGTTGAGAGGAATGCTTTCACTTTTTCAATGTCGGCTTTTTTCATACCGGCAAGCTCTCCGATTTCAACCACCCAAAATCCCTGAAGTTTTTCAGCACCTGACTTGTCGTCCATATCGGTAAGGGATAGAGTTTCAGAATAAAAATCTGCTGTTACCAGGTCTTTCAAAATTGTACTTTTGCCAATACCCTGATCGCCATCAAGCACAGGAACGCAGTCAAACTTAATTCCTGGAACATATATCCGCGCAACTGCCGCTGCAAAGGTCTTTCTAGTCACTGTGCGTATATACTCAGTGTCATCAGCCTGAAGATATTTGATGAAAACATCTTCCACACGTTTTACTCCATCCCACGCAGGAAGGGAATCAAGATAATCCCTTATAGGGTGGAATCTCCGATCATCAGCAACCTTGGTAAAGGCAACATCGTGGTTTCTGCTTGAGAACGGAAGGTAGCGAATATCCATAATGGACTTAAGCTGGGCTGTGTCGGCGTCTCTCCAAAACACGTTACCTTCCGGTCTTTCCCACGGAAGTGGTC